AATTAAGCGACGAGCTTATGGCTTCCGAGACGATCTGTACTTTTTCTTAAAAGTCAAGGCCGCGTTCCACGGACTTCCGAGATGAACCATAAAAAAGCCCCCGGCGTGTGCCGAGGGCTAGCATTAGTTCAGAGGGAAAGCTCGTTTATCCTTCAGGGTGTCTTTCCTGCAGATTCCGTGTGTCCACGGATTGCTGTTCGTCAGGTACTGACTCAGAAGGCAGTTGGTTTTCTGAGACTCCCCCGTATTCTTCTGCAGGTCGTTCATTTGAAGAGGAGGCGCGGCTGCTTCCTTCGAAAGTTTCCTGAATTTGCTCGTATCCATTGCAACCTCTTAAGGTGTCGAGAGTTATTGTCGAAACTATTTGTCGACTTGGCGTCATGAATAGTTCGTTGAAAAGTTTTATGACTGCCTCCTCATGCTCATTGGTGTCCGTGACCGTGGAGAAGATTTCGCGTGCTTCTTCCTTGTCGATCACAAAACCGTGTTCAGGGTACGAGGTCACGAGCTTGTTTAGACCTTCTTCAGTAATGGAGTTGGAACGTTCCTTGAGCCTGAAGCCGTACTGACTAGTGATCTTCATTGCTCTCTGAAGCTCGCCTAGTCTCTGAGGGTCGATCTGGGAATACAAAGGCTCTGCAATGGATGCGGAGATTTTTGTCGCAAAGTCTCCGCAGAGCTTTGTGGTAAGGCGGGACCCCATTCGGATATCCACGAGCGTTTCGGCAAACGAGCGCCGCATCTGCTCGTTGATGAAGTTCATCGACTCGACCAGGTCAAGACCGGAGCTGTGCTCGTAGAACTCATCATTCCGTCGGACCTGAATGTCAAGTGGACCAAATTCAGATAGGTCTCCCATCGCCAGCTCGTTTGCGCCTATTGCCATCAGCGTCCCTGTACTTTTGCACATGTACGGGATCACGAATCGAATGTGCTGGTAGGAGCGCTGGAGCAGTCTGGTGATGCGATACCCGGCACCGGGTTCGCCGCCGTAAGTCGAAAGGAAAAGCACGGCCTTCGGTTTCTTCTCAGTGACTGACGCCAGAATTTTAGAAAATGCAATGAAGCATTGTTTGTTGATTTCGCCAGACATCAAATAGACGTCTTTATCTTCAAAATACATTTTTACTCCAGACGTTGGTAGGTATTTCTTTACTCTACAGCGCCACAGGCTCTCTGGCAAACGAAAGCCCATCCAAGCGCTCTCGTTAGAAAACGCTTAGATCGGCTTTCGATCAGGTCGCGGCTGCGCATCGTCTGCGCTCAGGCCGCTCGGGACGTGCGTCCTCTGCTTCGTATCTGCTGATCCTGATCTAGCTCGTGGGGCGAGCGTCCGTCGCTTTCAGGTGGTCCCCATCCCAACCGCACTGGAAGATGCCCTCCAGCCGTCCGCTCACTTTTCATGCGCGACCTTTGCGACTACCGTTCTGAGCTGTACTGCGCGTCGCTAGACCCTTCTAGCCAACGCTACAGCCGCTTCTCAGGCGGTCCCCGACACAGCTAAGTGCCGAGATTCGGACATCGCTGCAGTCCCTTTCTCTCGCTCCGTGCCGCCGCCGAGGCTCCTTGCTCGGGAGGGCGGGGTTTCGTCCGCGGGAGGGGGCGCTGTAGCGCGCCGAGATTCGATGCCCTTCCCATCTACGACCGTAAACCAAACTGGTTGGTTTTGGTGTACGAGTATTAAACCACAGCGGGTTATTGATGTCAACCATTTTCTAACCCATTTTGGTTTGGTTAGGGTTTGTACCTAATTTCGGGCGCAAAAAAAGCCCGGCTTGGTGAACCGGGCTTCTTCGAAGGTTTGTTAGTGATGCCTAGAGCGCAGAACCGTTGTAGACGTATACGACTCTGCCGATGATTGTGGTTTGTTCAAGCGTTGGCTTGTCAATAATTTGAGGGTGATAGCGTTGGTTGTCTGAGAGCATCAAGATTGAGCCGTCAAGATTCCTCTGTAGCCTCTTTATAAAGAGTTGTCCGTCTGCCATAAGGCAATAAATGCCGTCCGTCATGATGCGCGTTTGCGACGTATCCACGACACAGAACGCGCGGTCGCAAATTGTCGGTTCCATTGAATCCCCGTGGGCGTTGACGACGTGCAGCCCGTTTGGCGACACGACGCCCGGCAGTGTTCTCAAGAAGTCTGGAGCCATGTCTATACCCCCAACAATAGAGACTAGACCTGTTTCGGCTCCGTATCCACACGAGGCTTCTACGTCCAGTAGTGGGATTGAATACCAACCGTCATCTGGCTTTGCGTTGCCAATCTCTGAGACGCGGACAAATTCATTGTCTGTCTGGTGATCGAGTACCCCTGGCTCTAGTCCTAGCTTGATCTCGAGTTCTCGTGCGATTTTTGTGCCGAAACTTTTTGAGCCGGATAGCATGCCGCCGATTTGCTGAGGGGTTTTGCCGACGGCTTCTGCAAAAGCTACTTGGGACGGGTAGCTTGAAACGATTTTCTTTAAGTTGCTTCGGCGGGTACAGGTGATGTCCTGCATAAGGAGTTCCTCCCCGGTGTTGTCGTAACTCCAATTATCAACCAATCAAAGTTATAGGGCAATTTAAAACAAGGGTAATTAACGATGCGCGATATAACCTGTGATGGGTTATGAAATGGTGTACACTACGGGTTGTAAATAACCCAAACTGAGGGATACTCACATGTTACCCCGTGCAAACGCATACCTACGCTCGCTCCGAAAGATCGAGCGCTCCGCACTCGCAGATAGGTGCGGGATCAAGCTCACGTCACTAAACAACGTGATCTACGGAAAGCGGTTATCTGTCGCCCTTGCTTGCCGGATTGAACGTGAAACCGGCGGTGCGGTGACACGACGTGAACTGCTTCCAGAAGTTGATTGGGACCTGCTCTCTGGAACTTCTTTAGATCGAGCGCTGGCGGAAAGCCGCTGAGGTCAATATGAGTTACGAGGCTATGCACAGAGTTAGAGCGTCTGGCCTGACTGATCGGACACTGGTCGACGTGCTTGAAGCCCTCGCGTTTTTCCTGAACAAGGAGACGGGGGCTTGCTTCCCGTCAACGGAATCTATTGCTCGCATCTCGCGCGTCAACGATCGAACTGTTCGGATCACCCTGAAAGCGCTTCATGAGCAAGGGCTTATCTCGTCGACTCAGAAAGCCGGCCAAAAGAGGTACTTCACGTTAAACCTTGATCGCCTTCCTGAGCCTGCCCCCCTGCAAGAAGTTACAGGGGTGCAAGAAGTTACACCCCTGCAAGAAGTTACAGGGGTGCAAGAAGTTACACCCCTGCAAGAAGTTACAGGAGGGGGCTGTAAGAACTTACAGGGGACCCCTGTAAAAACTTACAGGGAACCCCTGCAAAAACTTACACCCGAACAAGGAATTAACAAGGAATCTAACAAGGAAGAGGAACAAGGTAGCTTGCCCGCGCAAGCGCCGTGGGAAACCGACCATTTTCCCGACGCCACGAAAAAGGTCGAAAAGCCAAAGGCGACAAGAGCCAAGCCAAAGACAAGCTGCCCTTTCTCTCCTGACGATCCCATCCCGCCTGAATACCTTGAGTACGCACAAGCAAAGCACCCAAGCATCAACGCTCAGACGGAGTTCACCAAGTTCGTCAACTTCCACCTTTCCAAAGACAACCGGTACAGCAACTGGCTGGCCGCATGGAGGACGTGGGCGACGAAAGCAGAAGAGTTCGCCAAGAGCAGGCCGCAGAGCCAAAACCAGACTTACCCGTTTGGAAAGCCTACAGACCCTCAATACGGCATTGGGGTTTGTGAACGACCAAAGGTTCTACCCAGAGAGTACACGCCAGAAGAATCACGACGAGCCAGAGAAGAGGCAATGAAGATCTGGAACTCGTAAGGACACATGATGACAGAACAAAAACTAACTTCACTGACTGAAATCCTCGAGCGTGTGAGCCGCATCCGCGCAGAGAAGGCCTCCACCGTCACCACCCAAAAGACCGAGGTCGATCCGGAACTTGTGCAGGAGATCGAGAAGATGCGCTCTGAGTTCGAGCGTGACGGCATCGAGTACACGGAAGGCGCACTCATCGGTATGGCTGAATGCCGAGTGCTCAAGCGTCGCTACGACGAGAAGGCCGCAGAACGCTTCGCCCAGATCGCCGCAATCCCGCAGCGCTTCGCAAAAGCAAGTCTCTCGGACTTTGATCCTTTTGATGACGTTCAGCAGAACGCCTTCCTGCGGATCTGCCATTGGGCTAAGGCTGTTCGTGAAGGAGAAACCCCGTGGCTTGTTATCTCAGGCACTTGGGGGACTGGCAAAAGTCATCTCGCCTGTGCCGCTCTCAACAGTCTCCGCGAATCCAAGGGGTTGACCGTTCGATTTGTGGCAACGATGGACTTGGTTCGAGCCGTCCAGGGGACTTACGGGAACCAGAAGGCGACGACGAGCGAAGCCGAGATCACAGCAGAACTCGCCCGACTGGATGTTCTTTGTCTAGACGACATCGCCGCCGATCCGTCTTCCTTTGAAGCCAAGCTGCTTGCTCGCATCCTCGATGCCAGATACCGCAACGACAAGCCCACCGTCTTGGTGACAAATCTCGGCATCGAGGAGACCAACGGTCAGCCGAGCAAGTTCGACCAGTATGTCGGTGATCTGGTCGCCTCACGAACCCGTCAGTGCGCGGACTTCGTAGAGATCAAAACGACCGACTTCCGTCTCGGCCTCCGCGACCGCATCAACGCCCGCAAGGCACTTGAACTTAACTGAGGAGGTGTTCTGATGTCACTTCCGGTTGTTGTGCATTTCAATCAGCGCTTTTGTTTGTTCTTCAACACCGATCGTTTGCTCAACGATCAGGTTCAACAGGTTCGACATTTGAACAACGATGTCATACGTCGCGTCCTTGGGGTAATAAATGAACCCCTCATGAACGCCATCGTTACCAAGATGTCGGCAAGCATGGGCCGCAGCGGTAATTCGTTCAGGAAGTCCGAGGGCGTTGATACGGCTAGCCAAGGATCCTGTCGTAATACCCCGGTATTCACAGAACCTCTCAAGGGCGTGACGAAGCAATCCGGCGGCCGCCGCAGGCGATTTTATTGCAATGCTTTGCGCCTCATCCCAAACGTCTTTAACAGGCTCGGGCATGTACTTGGAGGCGGGAACCGGATCGGGTTCAGGCCAAACGAGTTTTCCGTCAATCCAAAGGCTGAATTTCTGGCAGTGAACACATTGTTTGACACAGACCACTTCCATAGGAAAGAACGTGGCAAGCATTTCAACACTGATTTTTCTATCGAAGTGATGTTCTCGGAAAAAGTCTTCGTTGTTTTGCGGTTCCTTGATGCTTTGTGGAATCGGAATGGGAATTTGCTGAGCAACGACGTTGCATCTGGGGCACTTACACGATTCAACCTTTCTAAGACTATCTAAAGCGTGAAGAAAAGGAATTTCATATGAGTCAGACATTTTTAACCGCCGAATGGATGAATGAAAGAAATAAAGCCTTGACTAAGGCCGGTGAGGGTATTGTCGCCGCTCGCAAGAGCCTCGATCAACTCGAAGAAGCCCTGAGAGGAACCGTCTCGGGCAAGTTTCCCGATATCGGCCATGTGGCAGACACGACGCACAGGCTTCGTGAAGAGATCGACCAGATTCTGATCGGCCTGGTTGAGTCGAGCATGGTTAAGCCAGAAAGGAGGCTTTGATGATCCTCGATGAGTTCACCGGTCGCAACTGCAAGCGAACCGAATACATCGACGCCCGCGGACGGCACTGGATCGTGCGCACGGACCCGGTCTTCGTTGAACGCAAGCTCGACCGATATGAGACGACGCTGCTACTTCACCTCGAGCACTGCAACGTCCCACATCGCCGCGCCACCAGCGCAACGAAAGAACGCGCATACCTCAAGCACGATGGATTTGTCGCACGGCTACAGAGGGCTGAAGCAGATCAACTCAACAAAGCCATCTATCCATAAGGAGAAACAAATGAAACGACAAGACTTCGAGCGCTTTTTGAATGAACGTGCGCACGGCGTGACTTGTGCCGTCTGTGGCCGTCAGGACTGGATGATGAATGTGAACGAAGAAAACGAAAACATCCTCATCATGTGCAGTCACTGCGGCCACGTCGTCTCGTTTAATCGTAGCTACGTGAAGTCGCTGCTAGGCGAGACCGATGTAGAAGACCCTGGTAGCGATAGCTCCGATAACGAGGGTGGCAATGCCGACAATGATTTTGAACATGGTCATGCCGACCTTCCCGTCGAGCCTGATGTTCAAGCTGTTGACCACAGGAGGACGTTATGAGGTGGAACATCAAGGGCTTCGACCAGTACGAAGTCGACGAGGCAGGGCAAGTCTGGGCCAAGCCGCAAAAGCGCCGATTCGGCAACAGCTGTCGCCTGATCCCCGAAAAGCCACTCAAGCTCGAAAAGGCGGGCACGTGGCAGATGCGGAAGGCGGGCCTGCCACAACGTCTACGCCCCGACGAAATTGAACAACTCAAAATCGCAAAAGGAGAAACCGATGCAACTCACTCGTAGCCCCCGCATGTCCGAAATCAAGGACGAGGACTTTGAGCCGATCAAGAAGGACGGGAAGCTCAATGCCCCCAAAATCGGCGAGCGATGCCTTTTCCTGCTCAGAGCCTGGCACGGGCGTCCTGTCAATGGCTTCAGGGTCTTCGGATATCGGGAGGACGATGCGCTCATCTACGTACCTCTCTACAAGCAAAGCCTGTCGCTCCTGAACGTCAAGGGATGGATTCGCGTTGGCGGTGAGCTGTTCTACAACGGACGATTCGGAGGCGCGAAATGACCAGCCTCTTCACGCCTGACGAACTACCGCGCATGGCTAAAACGCTCAAGACGCTCGAGACGACCATCGACGCGATCGTCTGCGCAGATGAAAGCCAGCATGTGAGAAATCACTCATGGGATCGCTTGGACAACCGCAAGCGCGTCAAGCAGGCTCTTCGCGCCGCAAAGCATCAGGCCGACTCCATGCTCCGACTGATGGAGCGCACAGACCTCGAGAGGCTCGCACATGAATAAACGCGTACTCGCACTCGGGCGCATGAAGGCCGGCGCTATGAACAAGACAGAGGCGGCCTACGCACAGAAGCTTGAGCTTCACAAGCGGGCGGGTGAAGTCCTGTGGTACGCCTTCGAGGGTGTCACGCTCAAGTTGGCCGACGGCTGCCGATACACGCCAGACTTCGCTGTCATGCTTGCGGACGGCGTTATTGAGATGCACGAGGTCAAGGGCTACTGGACTGAAGATGCACGGGCAAAGATCAAGGTCGCAGCGAACAAGTTCCCGTTCCGTTTCGTCGCGGTCTACAAGCAAGCGAAAAAGGACGGTGGCGGTTGGAGGATTGAGGAGTTCTGATGATCACGAAAGAGCAAGAACAGCGTTTGCGAAACTGGGCGCGAGCAAACCGCGAATGCCCTCGGGCAAAGAAAGGCGCAACACTGGTTTTCTGCGAGTCACTTCGGTACTACTACGATCGCCAGCCGGAAGAGGACGAGCAACCCCCAATCAAACGATCCATTCCCGCTGCAAAAGGCATAGACCTGGCAGATGCCGATCTACTGGATGAGGCTTACCGAGACAGGCAACTGACTAATGTCTACCGAAACCTCCTAAGGCTCTACTACAGCTGTTTCACTTCTCCAAGCGTGATCGAACAGAAGCTTTCACTTGGACAGAAAACCTTCCTTATGCACAAAGAAAGAGCGGTAGCAAAGCTTTTCGAAATCGCCGATTCTCTCGAAGAAAAAGTGCTAAAATAACAGGGTATTGATAGAGCAGTTGGCTCTCGGTTTGACTCCGCAGCTCCCGAAATGGGAGCTTTGTCATGTCCGAAAGAAACGAACCCGCAAGCAAAAGCAAGCGGGTTTTTTGTTATCGTTTCTTTTTAGTTAGACATTCCATTAAAACGCCGTCTTTGAACCTGGTCATATTTGAGAAATCAAATTTGCCGTTTGCCAAATATGGGTTCTTCGGTTTGGGAGGCGTTTTAGGTTGTGAAGTCTGGGGTTGGGTGGTGTTCTTTTTTTTGCTTTCGCTCATAAGTAGGTTAAGCAGAAGAACAGAACGCCTGAGAGTGCCCAGTAGATTGAGTGGCGGATGCTGGTTGCCATCGATCTCAAAAGGCGACCCCGGCGATCTGCTTGACTCAGTGCCTCGTCGAGACGACGATTGATGTCAGTAAGGGTTTGACGCTTTAGCGCATACAAATCCTCTGCTAGAAAAGCGTCCGTTTCTAGCGATTCAAATTGCTTGTTTACGTTTTCATATACCTCCTTGAACGCGGTCCCGGTACATGCCGAAACTGCGGTTAATAAAACTTCAATCGATAGCCACGAGGCTTTGAGAACGAACAACGGCGCAAGAAGACAAAACAGGCTGCCTTGTTCGAGAAAAACGTAGTCTTTCAACATGAGGCCGAGGCCGCAACGATCGAACAGCATCACGTAGCCAGATAACGTAATGAACGATAGCCACATGTAATTTCTGGCCAACGAGAGCTGGGCGTTGTAGCTGTCTACGATGTAACGCTTCAATGCACCGTCGGTCAATGTGAGGTACTGGCTCAACAGGGCATGAGCCGCGTCTGGAATCTTAGGGAGAGTTGCTGATGGAGTGGATTCTTCTGGCACTTTTAGCCTCATGGCCGTTCTTTAATGATTGAAGAACATTGTAGTTGCTTGTGTCCTTAAACTTCATGGCATTCGAGACGGGTGCCTTTTTTATTGCCCAAAATCCTCGGAGGAACCGTGAGATTCGTTGATGTAGTCTGCCGGTTCTATGACGGGGCCGCGGACTTTAAAGAAGAGGATCATCCGCGCGATGGAGATGGCAGGTTCACAACTTCTCGTTTGCAAGCGTCAAAAAAGTCAACCAAACAATTTAGGCGTGAGCATGTATCAAAGTCGATCAAAGACTTTTATGGAGAAGAGCTGAAAGGTCGTGGTCTAACTGGGAGAGAGGCAGTTTCCAAACTGGTTCAAGAACAACGAGGTCACATCAAGGCGGCGTTTCATCGAGAGGACATTGGAGACATTGACCTAGTGTGGGGAGATCCGATCGCGGGACTGTGCCACGTGTTCTATCGCAGGATTCAGAAAAAACAGGATGTGCAAAAAGTCATAAATAACATCTCGAACACGATCACAAACGGGAAACGAAACCCGTCAAGAGAGGACGATAGGAGTTATGTGATTGAACACGGAACGGTTCGAGTGATGATATCGAAAAGTTTCAAGGAAGATGGCCGGGTTCGATTGATGATAAGTGCATACGAGCCGGATGGAAGACCTGAAGGCGGGAAAAAAGAAAACCTCCGTAGTTAACGGAGGTTCTCAACTTGAGCATCACAGGTGCGGTGCCGCTGACCTGTGTTTCACCCGCCGCCAGACTTCGCAAACGGAACTCTTAGTTCAATCTCATCTTAATCGAAAACCGCTGATAGCACAAGCCACGGCGTCATATTTTTAGGGAGGTGTTGGCTTATGACGAAAGAAACCAAGGCCGCTCCTAAAAAGATGGGGCGTCCAAGCAAGTACACAGAAGAACTGGCTCGAAAGATCTGTGACTTGATCCGTGAAGGCAAGTCTGAACGACAGATCTGCAAGATGCCTGGAATGCCTTCATTCGACGCATTGAACGATTGGAAGGCGAAGTATCCTGACTTTCTCCACCAATCCGCGCGCGCGAGGGAGGAGAGCGCTGAGAAGTTCAATGACGAACTCCTCGACCTCCAAGACGAACTCAACGACCAGTTGCAGACGCGTCTCTCAACCGGCGAGGACTTTCCGAAGGGTGCGGTTGAAGCCTACAAGGTGCTGATGCAGGAAAAAGCCCGACAGGCTGCTTGGCGTGATGATTCACGCTACGGCAATCGCAAGACCGTAAAGGTTGATGCGACTGAGGACGCCAAGGGCATGGCTGAGGTTTACGCAAAGATGTTGGAGGCTCAGAAGGATGGCTGATCCCTTCCGAGAGATCTGGAGGCCGCATAGATACAAGGTCTTCTACGGCGGTCGAGGATCAGGCAAATCGTGGGCAGTCGCGCAGGCCCTTATGGTCATGTGCGACATGGCGAACATCCGTATCCTGTGCTGTCGTGAGATCCAGAATTCAATCAAAGACTCGTCCTATCAAATCTTGAGGGACACGGCAGAGCGTCTCGGCATATCGGGGCGCTTTTCCTTTTTGGAGTCTGAGATTCGCCACAAGCTGACTGGCTCGCGATTCATCTTCAAGGGCTTGCTCAGAAATGAGCAGTCTGTGAAGTCAACCGAAGGCATCGACATTTGCTGGGTTGAAGAGGCACAGACCGTCTCCGAATCCTCATGGGAGGTTCTGATTCCGACCGTTCGTAAGCAGGGTTCAGAGATCTGGGTAACGTTCAACCCTCTGAATGCCGATGATCCGACGACGAAGCGCTTCATTGAGAATCCGCCTCCAGAAGCCTACGTGCGAAAGATCAACTTTGACGAGAATCCGCACTTTCCACCTGAGCTACGTGCTGAGATGGAGCATGACAAGGCGATCGACTACGAGAAATACCTGCACATTTGGGAGGGATTCCCTCGCACAGTGTCGGATGCTCAAGTCTTTAAGGGCAGGTACAGCGTCGAGAGTTTTCCTGATGATTTGTGGAAGCGCGCTGAACGCCTTTTCTTTGGGGCTGACTTTGGTTTTGCCAGAGACCCGAATACGCTCATTCGTTGCTTCATGTACGACGGAAAGCTATACATCGACTATGAGGCCTATGCAACGGGCATTGAGATTGACGAATTGCCAGCTTTCTACAGAACGGTGCCCGAGGTTGACAATTGGCCGATTCACGCTGATGCGGCTCGACCAGAGACCATCAGCTACCTTGCGAATCGTGCAAACCCGCCTTTCCGCATCAGTGCCGCCAGTAAGTGGCAGGGAAGCATTGAGGATGGCGTGGCCTACTTGAAGAGCTTCGAGAAAATCATCGTTCATCCGCGATGCAAGCACACTGCGGACGAATTCAGGCTTTACAGCTACAAGGTCGACAAGACGACTGGAGAGGTCCTTTCGGTCTTTGTTGACAAGAACAATCACGCCATCGACGGCATTCGCTACGCACTCGATGGATACATCACCAAGCCGGGCTTGTCCAAGTGGGCTCGCCTTGCGCAATGAGGAGCATTATGCGAAACAACAAACGAGTCGGACGGCGCACTCAGCGTTTTGCCGACGGCGTGAGCAATGCGCTTCTGCGCATCGGGCCGAACACGCAGAACACCTTCCAGAAGACGCGGTACATTCCCGAGTTCAAGTCCATGGAGCGCAATCAGCTCGAGTGGGCGTATCAGGGCTCGTGGATCTGCGGTCTGGCTGTTGACATCATCGCCGAAGACATGACGCGCGAAGGTGTGGACATCAAGGCAAACGATCCGTCTGTGGTCGACAAGATCAATACCCAGATGGACGATCTTGGCGTTTGGAACTCTCTCTGCGACGCGATCAAGTGGTCTCGCCTCTATGGCGGTTCTATCGCAGTCATGCTCATTGACGGTGACGACATGAGCACGCCTCTCGGCAAGATTCGCCCCGGCTCCTTTAAGGGCTTGTGCGTTCTTGACCGATGGCAGATTGATCCGACGCTTGGCAGTACCGTTCAAACGCTCGGTGCGGACTTCGGAAAGCCTGAGTACTACACGATCATCGCGGGGTCTAGCGAAATCTCGATCCCGTCTCAACGCGTTCACTACTCGCGTGTGATCCGCTTTGAAGGTCGACGCCTGCCCTACAACCTGCGACGCGCTTACGGCGGCTGGGGTGCTTCCATTCTCGAGACCGTCTTTGATCGAATCTCCATGTTCGATCTGGCAACGGAAGGCGCAGCACAGCTCTTGTCGAAGGCGTATCTGCGCTACTACAAGGTTGAAGGCTTGAGGGACATCCTCACGAACGATCTTGCCGCCAAGGGCTTCCTGAAACAGATGGACTACATCCGCATGTTCCAGGGCATCGAGGGCATGACCATCGGCGATTCGTCCGACGACTTCCAAACGATGCAGTACACGTTTACGGGCATCCCTGAAGTCATGCTCCAGATTGGTCAGCAGATCTCTGGTGCAATCGGCGTACCTCTTGTGCGCCTCTTCGGTCAATCTCCTACGGGCTTCAATTCCACAGGGGAAAGCGATCTGCGCACGTACTACGACAACGTCAAGCATGATCAGGACAGCGATCTGCGTCCGGGCATGAAACGCTTGCTCAATGTCATGTACGAGAGCGAGATGGGAACGCCGCCGGGTGACGACTTCAGCTTTGAGTTCAAGTCTCTTTGGCAGATGACGAACGAGCAGAAGGCGCAGGCCGCTACGGGCATGGCCGGGGCGATCATTCAAGCCCTTCAGGCGGACGCTATCACTCCGTCTGTTGCCATGAAGGAGCTTCGCAAGCTTTCCGATGTGATCGGACTCTTCTCGTCAATTACCGATGAGGACATTGATGAGGCGGAAGAGGCGGACAACGGTTTGATGCCGCCGACTTTTGGAGGACTGAATGAAGGTCAAATCGAAAACGGCGTTTCGGGAGCCGACGAAAACGGCGAACCTAAACCGCTGGTACCGAAAGCGCCTCTTGCAAATCGCGAAGCAGGTTGACCTGATCGCTCGTGAGTTCGAAGAAGAGACCGATCTTTTCGTTGCGGTCTCCCAGATTCAAAGGCGGCTCTTCTCGTATGAGGACTCGCTGAATGCCTATGCACTGGACATCGCAAGCGTCATGCTCAAGCGAGCCGATCAGGCTGACTACGACACTTGGCTACGAGTTGGCGAGGGAATCACGAGGGCGACACGCAAGCGCCTTCGTTCTCCTGCCATCGCAAACGAGTACCAGCGCATGCAGGCAGAGCAGGTTGATCTGATCAAGACAATCCCGCATGAGGCCGCCATGAAGGTTCATGAGTGGGTCAGGTCCGGTTTGGCAAACGGGCAGCGTTTCCCTGAAATCGCGGCTCGCATCAAGAACGAACTGGGTGCAAGCACGGAGGCCCGTGCCATTTGCATCGCACGAACGGAGACGGCTCGAGCACGATCCAACTTCACGCAAGCTCGAGCAAAGGCTGTTGGGTCAACCGGTTACATCTGGCGAACGGTAGGAGACGGAGCTGTGCGAGACATGCACGCTCGTCTTGACGGGACCGTACAGCGGTGGGATTCGCCGCCGATCTGCGAGGTCGGAAAAGGCGGAACGCCTGTTAGAAGTCATCCAGGATGCGTGTGGAATTGCAGGTGTTTTCCCGAACCACTGTTCTCCAAAACGGGGTATGAAAAATGAGATTCAAAGATGGTGCTGAGTTCTACACCGTCGAACAGTTAAGCCCTCGGCGCGAGAAAACGCCAGAGGGCTTTTTGCTGTGCAAGGACGTGCCGATCAGTCGTGTCGGCGAGTTCGACTACACGCCGCTTGAGACTGGCATCGCAGGCAAGGGCGGAAAGGTAGTCATGAGCCGTTCCGAGGCTGAACTATTCAAACCCGAGACAATGGCGAGCTTTGAAGGCAAGCCGGTAGTCATCGGGCACGGTCAGTTTGCTGATCCTGACAACTGGAGAAAGATCAGCATCGGACATGTGCAGAACGTCAGGCGAGGAGAGGGGGAACAAAGCTCCCTTCTTCTCGCCGACTTGCTCCTCCAAGACGCCGAAGGCATTCGGCTTGTCGAGGAAGGCCAGTTGACGGAGGTGAGCTGCGGCTATGACGCCAAGGCCATCGACGACGGCAACGGTCGGGGGCATCAGGAGGGCATCGTGGGCAACCACCTCGCCTTAGTAGAAAAAGCTCGCTGTGGCGAGATTTGCAAGATTGGAGATGGTTTTATGAAAACTAAATCCTGGAAGAACGCTCTGCGTCGCTTTTTCAAAGACGGCGACGAAGAGGGTTTTAACGAATGCCTCGATTCGGTCGAGGCGAATCCTGTAGGAGATGACGGTCAGGGCGAACCTGCTCCGGCTCCGACCGCTGAGGAACGCCTTGACGCGATCGAGAAGTCCGTGGCGGCCTTGACCGAAAAGGTTTCTGCGATGGAAAAGCCGACCGCTGACGAAGAACCTCCCGAACCCCAAGAGGGCGCGGAAGGCAACGAAGGCGGCGAGGCCGATCCTGACGCTGAAATCGTCGCAGACGAAGAAGTCGAGCAGGTGATGGCTGACGCTGACGAACTCGCGCCGGGCATCCCGAAGCCGCAGGGCGACGGCGAAGGCGGCAAGTTCACGCGCGGTCTGGTCGGTCGCATCAAGCGCAATGCCCTGAAGCTTTCCGGCAACAAGACGTTTGGCGACTCCGCCACGCTTGACGGTCAGGCTCTCGATGTGGCCTTCAAGGCGGCTGTTCTTCTGGCTCGTTCCAAGAATAACCCGACGGCTCGCGGCTTTGGTGACGGCGGTCAGCAAACGCCCGCTCGTCCGTCCAATTCCGAACTCAATACCAAGTACAAAACCTTCTGGGAGGGCAAGTAATGTCTCAGTTCATTGGTACCTCGATGCCGCGCGGCTTCGCAGGTGAAATCACTCGCGGCTTCTTTGACTTCACGACCGAAGTCCACAAGAACAACGGTACGGTCAAGGCTTTCGGCGTTCCCGTCAAGCTCGACGGCCAGACCGTTGCCGCTACGACGGCCAACACGGATGCGGTCTACGGCTTTGTCGTCCGCGAATACGGTCAGGTGGATGCCGCGGGCGTCCAGAAGGCCGACATTCTGACGATTCTCCGTCGCGGCTACATGGTCGTCAAGACGGCGGGCGGTACGCCCGCTCTCGGCGGCACGGTCTACCTCAAGACCGACGGCACGATCACGGCTGACGAGGGCACCAACACGGCTATTCCGGGTTGCACCTTCATGAGCGCTGCTGACGCCTCTGGCCTTGTCGAAATCGCTTTCAACATTTAAGGAGTGAAACATGCGCTTCACTGATGCAGAAATCTCTTCGACCGGCGCTTTCATGCGCGGCGAACTCGAACGCCTCGATCAGGAGCTGTACGCTCCGCTCGCTGATTTCACGTGGTCTCGTGACATTGACCTTCGTGAAGACGTGACGATTGCTGACGAGGTTACGTCCTTCATGCTCGCCAACTACGCGGGCGGCTTTGGCTCGATCGGCGGCTCCGGCAAGTCCTGGATCAAGGGCATGGACACCACCCCGGCTCGCGTCTCCGTCGAAACGTCGAAGGTCACGACGCCGCTTACCCCGTGGGGCATGGAAGTGTCCTACTCCATCTTTGAACTTCAGAAGGCCATGCAGGTTGGTCGTCCGATCGACGTTCAGAAGTATGACGCCATGAAGTTCAAGCACCAGCTCGACATTGATCAGCAGGTCTACATGGGCGACGAAGGCATTGGCGTCAAGGGCCTTCTCAACAACGATGCTGTCGTTGCCAAGTCCAACCTTGGTTCCGTTGATGTCAAGACGATGAGTGCTGGCGACGCCGTTGAACTCTTCAACTCCGTTCTTGAGGCTTCTTGGAAGGCGACTCAGTACATCCGTATCCCCGATACGATCCTGATCCCGCCGGCTCTCTTCGCAGCCCTTGCTTCCAAGCAGCTCCCGAACGTTGACAAGAACGTCCTGGAATACGTCCTCCAGAACAACATTGCCGTCTCCAACGGCGGCAAGCTCACGATCCGTCCGGTCAAGTGGCTGAATGACAGCTCGATCAACAGCGGCAATGGTCGTCTGGTTGCCTACACGAAGGCTCGCGACGTTGTTCGCTTCCCGCTCGTTCAGCTCCAGTCCATGGCTCCGCAGTTCCGTGACTTCATGCAGTCCGTGCCGTACTACGGTGCTCTTGGCGGCGTTGAATTCGTCCGTCCGGAAATGGTCTACTACGGCGACCTCGCTTAATGAGAGGAGGGCTCACGATGAAAAAGATTACCGTCGATGGGCCCGTCACTCTCAACCTCGAGGACAAGTCCCTCGCCTTTATCAAGGGGCGCGTCTACGAGGTCGAGGACGCAGTGGCGGCACATCCCTACTTGAAGCAGTACATCGTTCGCTGTGAGGACGTTGAGCAGGCTGTCAAGCCCGCTCGCAAGACGGCTCCCAAGGCGAAGAAGGAGGCCGAAGATGGCAAGTCCGACGCCACAGGCGCTTAAGGTCTTTCGAGAAACCTTTCCCGAAATTTCCGAGGACAAGTACCCGGATGCGGCGGTAAGAATCCGTCTGTCACTTGCAGACAAGTTCTTTGCCGCCGACCGCTTTGAGGACGCCGAAGTTCGCGCTCACGTCATGGGCTTGTATGCCGCTCACTATCTGACGGCATACGGCTCAACAGCATCGGGCGGCAATGGCAACGGCGGAACGCTGGGAGTTGTCGCATCCAAGTCCGTGGACGGTGCGTCTGTGTCCTATGACACGAGCACCGGCACGGAAGAGGGTGCAGGGTTCTGGAACATGACGGCTTACGGACGCGAGCTGTATCAGCTCATGCAGATATTCGGAGCCGGAGGCATCCAGATATGAAGCCCAAATCCCTGGCATCGCTTAACCACACTTCTCACGTTCAAGAGCTCAACAAAAGCCTTGAACGGCTCAAGAGGAGTGTGGTTTTTGTTGGCATTGCATCGGGTTCAAAGACTGATGCTCGAGAAGATGGCGGTCCGCCAAATCATCTTTTGGGTTTTGTCCATGAGCATGGCTCGCCCGCAGCCAACATTCCTCCGCGTCCTTTTCTTGTGCCGGGCGTAATGTCTGGCAAGGAAAAGGTAACGAAGCATCTTGAAGCCGCCATGCGTGCCGCGCTCAATGACGACGACAAGGCTGTGAAGGCTCTGCTTGAACAAGCGGGGTCCGACGCTGTGTCTGCGGTCAAGCTTTACATGCGCAACGGTACCTTTGAGCCGCTCAAGCCGAGCACGATCAAGAACCGCAACCGCAGTCGACTGACCAAGGGCAAGCGAGAAAACGAACAGCAGGGGGAGAACATTAAACCCCTGATCAATTCGGGCGCGTTGCAAAAGGCGCTCGACTTCTATGTGGAGGATGGCGATGGCTGGACTTGACGTATCTGAGGTCATTCGTGATCCGTTGTTCACATCTCCCGTCACCTTGATCCCAAGAACGGAGACTGTCGATTCTCTCGGCAATCCTGCATGGGCTGATGGTGAGCGCGTGAGGATTCAAGCGGTCGTCACTTCCGACATGAAAAGCATTGAGCGCCTTCCTGACGCTCTGCAACGCGCAGGAACGATTCTTGTGCGCTTCATGAAGGACGATGCTCCCGAGGGGTTTGGACACGGCTACGACGCTGTGGAGTGGCGCGGACGCAAGTTTGTTGTGAAGGATTGCGCGGACTACTCGCAATTCGGACAAGGCTTCATCCGCTTAACTTGTTGGCCTGAGGAGGCATCGGATGGCAGTTATCGACAGCCGATCAGCGAAAGTGCTGACGCCGATTGGCTCTGAGAACACGAAGTCACCAGAAGACAAGCTGCGAGTCTGGCTTGCCGCACTGACAGGGCTCGACAATGCGCACGTCAGGCGCAGATGGCTTGCTCGACCGGGTACGCGCTTTGCTCTTGATGAGGATTGGGCGGCGGTCGGCATCATCTCCGTCTCTACCTCGGGGACGCCCTATCAGCAGGGGCACAAGGGACGCCTGGACGATCCTGTCTCGGGAGACATCAAGCGCATCAGTCACCAGACTCTCACCTGCGTGGCTTCTTTCTACGGCTCAAATGCACAGGAACTCGCAGACACATTCCGCGAAGGCGCTCAGATCTTTCAGAACGCGAACGCGCTCAAGAAAGCGGGGCTTGTGCTTCAAGGCGTCAATGAGGACATTCAGCATCTTCCTGACTTCCTCTTTGAACAATGGGTTGACCGCTACGACGTGACCTTCAAGGTTGGTCGTGAGGTCGTCCGCACATACGGCGTCCGCGATCTTGCGAGCGTCGGGGATATAGAGATTCACACTGAAAAGGGGACGCTATGACAGCACCTACTCTTCCGGTCTCTGACGTTGTCAACGTCAAGATTGAGATGTCGCCGACGGCGGCAGCTCTCCGAAACTTCGGAGCCTGCCTGATCATCGGTACTTCTGATGTCATCGACACTCAGGAGCGAATCCGCGCATACTCGGACATCACTAGCATTGCGCAGGAATTCGGCGTTAATTCGAAGGAATATCTCGCCGCACAGGCTTTCTTCTCGCAGTCTCCCAAGCCGTCTGTTGTTCAGATTGGTCGTTGGGCAAAGTCTGCTACCGCAGGCCGACTTCGTGGCCGCATGCTTACTACGAATGAGCAGGCTATCAACACCTTTACGAGCATCGAAAACGGTTCGATCACGTTCACGATTGACGGCAAGTCCAAGGCTGTTTCCGCTGTTGACCTTTCTGCAGAGACGAACCTCAATGGCGTCGCCTCTCAGGTTACGGCAGGCCTTTCCGGCTCTGGCACATGTGTCTGGTCTGGCACTCAGTTTGTCGTGACCTCTGCGACGACGGGAACCAGCTCGAGCGTGACTTGCAACGATGAAGGTACGCTCGCACAGGCTCTCGGCTTGAACTCTTCGGCTACTTCCGTCAAGGGCAGCACGGCTGAATCGCTTGTTGAGGCTCTGGCTGTTCTTACGGACTTCCAGGGTTGGTACATGGCTTGCATGGTTGGTGACGCAGGCGAGGAAGAGATGATTGCCGCCGCAGGCTTCATTGAGGCTGCTTCTCCCGCTCGCATGATCGGCTTCACGACTCAGAACACGCTCGAGCTTGACTCTACGCGTTCTGACACGCTTGGTGCGAAGCTTAAAGCACTCGGATACAACCGCACTGTGGTCATGTACTCGAGCTCTTCTGAAGTTGCCGTGGCAAGCATCTTTGGCCGCATGAGCACGGTCAACTTTGAGGGTTCCAATACGTGCATCACCTTGAAGTTCAAGCAGTGTCCGGGGGTTGCGGCTGAAAACCTCCGCATCTCTCAGGCGAACACGCTGAAGGCTCACAATGTCAATGTGTTCGCGGCTTATCAGAACGACACGAGCATTCTTCGTGAGGGCATTACCGCAGGCGGCTGGTTCATCGATGAAACGCACGGTCTGGACTGGCTCCAGAATCGTGTTGAGACCGATCTTTGGAATCTTCTCTACACGAGCAAGAAGGTTGGTCAGGACGAAATCGGCGCGGACAATCTCGTGGCAACGGTCAGCAAGTCGCTCGAGCAGGGCGTGAAGAACTGGCTGATTGCGCCTGGTGTCTGGAATGGCGATTCCTTCGGTGCGCTCAAGACAGGCGACACGCTTGCCACCGGCTACTACGTGTATATCCAGCCGTTTGACGAACAGTCTCAGTCTGATCGCGAGGCTCGCAAGGCTCCGCCGATTCAGATTGCTGTGAAGCTCAAGGGTGCAATCCACTTTGTCGACTGCACGATCACGGTCAACCGATAAGGAGAAGTAAATGTCAAGCACTTATTCCTTTATGGACGTGACGGCTACGTTTGCAGGCACAACTGGCGTGGTCGACCTTGGTTTTGGCTCTGCTGTGACCAAGGAAGGCATTACGGTCACGACCGCCAATTCCCGCAACACGATGACCGTCGGCGCGGACGGAGAGGTCATGCACAGCCTCAAGGCCGACAAGAGCGGTACTGTGACGGTACGACTGCTCTATACGTCTCCCGTCAATGCCACGCTTCAGACGATGTTCAACGCGCAGAGTCTTTCGAGCTCTGCGTGGGGCAACAACGTCATCACGATCAGAAACAAGGGCAACAACGAAATCATCACGTGCAGAAACGCCGCTTTCCAGAAGCTCCCCGACCGTACCTTCGCCGAAGAAGGTCAAATGGTCGAGTGGGTTTTTGACTGCGGCAAGATTGACGTGATTACTGGGAGCTACTGATGCTTGAGCCGCTTGACGTAACTGTCGGCGGCCACCTTTATAAGGTTGGCCGTCTTGACCTGTTTGACTCTCTCAATGTGAGCCGTCTCGCGGCTCCCATCTTGCCGATCCTCTTCCATGAGGTTTTGAGCAAGGTTGCACTTGAGGTGATGAATTCACCCGATGCGGATAAGGCGTCTCCCGAGGAGCGCATTGAAGCGATCGGAAAACTGATCTATCTGTCCGCTCCGATTCTCAAAGCCCTTGCGGACATGCCTGAAGCCAACTTCCGCAAGATTGTTCGCACCTGTCTTTCCTGTGTGGAGCGCAAGACGGACAGAGTTTGGGCAAGGGTTATGGCTGACGGGAACCTGATGTTCCAAGACATGACGCAGCAGGATTGCATGACGCTTGTGATCCATGTTCTGAGCCGTGAGCTCCGCCCTACTATTGCCGCGCTCGGTCTATTTGGCGGGGCTGCGGCGAACGGGAAGACGGCGGGTTCCGAACCCTCCCGGATGGCCTAGATTATCTGCTGCGCCCGGTACACGCAGGCATGTGCAGGTACGAAAGTCTCAGGGACGGCTCTCTCACGCTTGAAGATGTTCTGATCATGAATGTCAGTTTGGACAATCTCGCGTTCAATCGCGGGTTAATCGAAAGGGAGCGTTATGGCAACCGTTCTTGAAGGCTTTCTCGTCTCGCTCGGCTTTGACATTGACAAGGACGAGCTGGCGAAATTCAACAGCACCATCGCCGAAGCAAACAGGCGTTTCATGAGCATCGGCAAGGCGGCTGTTGGCGCTGGTGTCGCAATTGGTGCGGCGTTTGCCAAGTCGACCTCTGAGGTCAACAACCTCTACAAAATTTCCAACAACACGGGGACTTCGATCTCTGGGTTGATGAAGATGCAGGGGGCTGTTGAGCGAGTAGGCGGATCTGCTGAGGCTGTGAATGCTGCCTTCAGCGACTTTGCCACGAAGGCGAAGACATACGGCTCGAGCTTCGAGCAAATGGTCAGGCAGCAGGTGGGCGTTTCACTGCGTGACGCCACGGGGCAGGCTCGAGATATGTCTGATGTGTTTGTCGACATCAGCAAGAACATCGCACGGCTTGCACGTACTGACCCGGGCCTTGCTCGCATGAAGGCTGATGCACTGGGTCTTGGGGGCATCTTTGACGACATTGTGAAGGGTGACTTCCCTGCCGAACTCGAAAGAGCCTCGCATTTTGCGGGGCTTTTTGGCAAAGAAATCGACAATGGCGCGAACTCATCCCATCGCTTGATGAATGAAATCAGTCAGGTTTGGGATACGGTCGCCAAGGGTGCCATGAGCGCAACGGCTCAGATTACCGACGCGCTTCAGCTCGACAAAAAGCTGGCGTCTTTCAATGACGGCTTTGCTGATTACTTGAAGTCGACCATTGACTCACAAGTCCAAATCATCAAGGAGGCATCAGGCTTCTTTGACTGGGTTGGCAAGGTGCTGTTCAAGTCTGGCGACTACTACGACAAGAGCCGCCAGAAGGTGCTCGAGGGTCGTGTAAAGAGCGGCAAGGCTTCTGCTGATGAAAAGGCTGAACTGACCGACTTGAAGAAGTCGATGAGCATCAACGCCAAGGCTGATGCGGCTCATGTTGACCGCAGAGTCATGAAGGAACAAGGACTCGCGGACGATTGGGATGATACGGAAAAGTTGAAGGCGAGGTTTTTCGGCGTCGATCCAAATGACGAAAAGGCAATGAAGGCTCTTGCGTCACGACGGATTGAGTCGCAGGACTTGCTTGATGCTGAGGACGACAAGGATATGTACGCGCTCGGGGTCGAACTCCAAAAGCGTCAGTACTTCGACGGAAGTCCTTATGCAAAGGAAGTAGCCGCCCAGAAGGCTGCGGGCGTTCCTGCGTCAGTGTCCAACAGCCAGGCAACAAGCATCACTCAGACGATCAACATCACGGCTCCTGACGCTCGTGCCGCAGGCATGGCGGTTGCGCAGGAGACCAAGAAAGCCGCTTCGCACGGCAATAGGGGGCTGATCTAATGCCATCGCTACCGTACAGCCTCGAGGCGCTCCTGCTTGGGCGCTCAAGAGGCATTACGCCCGAAGAGGGCGACGCGATCATCCCTGATGTGGTGATCTCTGAGACTCACGATGACGACGTGACAGTCACGCAACATCCGGTTGATACGGGTGCGCCGATTTCAGATCACGCATTCGTTCAGCCTGCAATCGTGACTTGTGTGTTTGGCTGGTCTGATTCGTCAAGGCTGATCAACTCTGCGCTAGACGGCTCGATCCTCAAGGGCATGCAGACCACGAAGGACGTTTACGACAAGCTGCTTGAACTCAAGAATGCACGCATGCCGCTTCACTTGTCGACAGGCAAGCGCAAGTATGACTGCGTGCTGATTACGAAGCTGAAGGTCACGACGACGGCTGATACGGAAAGCTCAGCCATCATCGAAATCACCTTCCAAGAGGTTCTGCTAGCTGAGGCGAAGACGGTTTCTCTGAACGCGGCCAGGCAGAAAAACCCCAAGAGGACGGCATCAAAGAAGTCGGGCTACAAGCAACTTATCCCTTCTGAGGGCTATCGCTATGGAGGCAAATGATGGTGATGTATCGCATCCCTCTTGAAGCAGGGGCGCAAAGCTTCTCGATCATGCTTGGCGACAACCAGTACGAACTCACGCTTGTGTATCGCGATTGCCTTTATGGCGGCTGGTATCTGGACGTGGTTCGATCTGATGGCGAGGTTCGCTGTTTGGGGGTCCCGATCATCGTTGGTGTCGATCTCTTCGCTCAGCACTCTTACAAGGGAATTGGGCATCTGTATGCGTCCCTTGACGGCGGCTCGCTTCGAGTTCCGACCTATGAGGATATGGGTTCAAGCTTGATCCTGACGTGGAGCCCTGACGATGAGTGAGACAAAGTACAAGCAGTGGCTTCGCTACTTTCGCTTGATTGTGCAGACTGGTAACGGACAGGAGGCGCTAGACCTCAGCAACTTCCGGTGCAAGTTTCACATTACCCAGGCGATTGTTGGAAAGCCCTGCACGGCTGAAATCACCGTGTACAACGTGTCAACGGAAACGATTGACCGCATTCAGGCTCCTGTGAATGCTGTTGTGAAGCATAAGCATATGAAGGTGATCATTGAGGCTGGGTATCAGGAATCCCACTCTCTGATCTTTCAGGGTGACTTGTGGTGGAAGTCAACGGGCAGGGAGTCCGAGACAGACACTTACATGCGCCTGATTGCCGCTACTGGAGACCGTGCGCATCAGTACGCTGTTTGCAATGTCTCGCTACCGAAAGGCTCGACGCAGGCGGACGTGTACGACGCTGTTGTGACAAGCATGAAGCCTTACGGCGTTTCCTCGCCAAAGAAGCCTGATTTCATGGAGGGGCGTCTGTTGCGCGGCAAGGTGATCTTCAAGATGGCTGCGGATGCCATGCAGGGCGTAGCTGATACGAATGCTTTTGAGTGGGGCTACGGTACGGAAGGTGTTACCACGATCCGCAAGGACATGACGTACAAGAAAACCGAGGACGTTGTGGTTCTCAATGCCAATACGGGGCTTGTTGGTCGCCCGACAGTCACCGTTGACGGTGTTGAGGCTCAATGCCTTCTACAGCCTCGAATTGATGTTGGCTCGCTTGTGCTGATCGACAACAACACCATTCAAGGCGGCGATTACGACACGGCTGTAGACGCCGATCTGATGAGTCAGCAGGCGGCTACGGGCGGCTTCATCTCTGGTGATGGTCTCTATCGCGTACTGAGCCGCGAGCACGTCGGCGACACTCGCGGAAACGAGTGGTACACGAAGATGGTTTGTGCAGGCGTCAATGCCGCGCAGACTCCTATGAACCCAACGGCTTTGAATAACATCCCGAATCTATGATCTCAACGAACGAAAGGATCGGCGATCCTACATCAGAAAGAGACGCGCACTTTACGGGGCGTCAAGCGATGATCTGGACGGCTCTGCCGGGGATCATTCAGAAGTTCGATCCTGTTGAACTGACGTGTGAGGTTCAACCGGCTATCCAAGGCAAGCGGGTTCTTGAGGATGGCGGCGTTGAGGTGGTGAATCTACCTCTGCTGCTTGACTGTCCCGTTGTCTTTCCGCATGCGGGCGGATGCTCGATGACTTTCCCGATCAAGAGTGGGGATGAATGCCTTGTAGTTTTCGCCTGTCGAGCCATTGACGTGTGGTGGCAGTCTGGAGGCGTTCAGCCGCCTGCTGAAACTCGCATGCATGACTTGTCGGACGGCTTTGTCATCCCTGGCCCGTGGAGTCAGGCTCAGCGCATCTCTGGCGTGTCGACATCGAGGATGGAGATCAGGAGCGATGACCATCAGGCGTTGATCTCCATTCATCCGCAGTCCCATGACGTGACCGTAGAAACGACAGGGAATTTAACAGGGACGATTGGAGGGGCAACGACGCTCAAGTGTCCGACGCTGAAGATTGAGTGCCCGTCAACGACGATCACAGGTGACGTCAGGATCGAAAAGAACTTGACCGTTTCCGGCGATGCGTCTGCCAGCGGCATCAGCCTCAAGAGCCATACGCATACGGAACAAGGCGATCGCGCAGAGACTTCGCCTCCGCATTAATGCGAGACCCAAAAAACAAAGCCCGAAGGGAGTGCAGTCCCGACGGGCTTTTTTAACACCTTTGCGATGTGTTCACATGGAGAGTTTAACTCAAATCTTAGTGGGTTTACTAGGTCTGACGACTATGAAAAAAGACAAAGAACTGCCGTGGGTAATAAGACTGGCTAGATGGTTGGCGTTGATTTACGCGGTAGGTTATGTGACCCATTGCTTCATGAATTGGTTTTTCTAGAGAGGCTCTCATGAAGGTTAGAAAGCTTGATGAAGCGGGCGACATGACGATGGGCAGAGGAAGCTCCTGCTTTCTCGCAGATACGCCTGATGCGGTCGCCCAGAACGTCATGACGCGGCTGGCTTTATGGCGCGGCTCATGGTTTCTGGATACGACGGAAGGGACGCCGTGGCTTCAAGAGATTCTTGGAAAGCACGAAGCGGTTGAATCCGTGCTGAGAGCCAGGATTCTGGACACCCCGGGCGTTACGGAGATTTCAAAGTTTGAGTCGATCCTAAATCCCGACACGCGCACGATCCGCATCAGTGCGGAAATCGTGACGCGATACGGTACGGAAAACATTGAGGAGGTTATCGGATGACGATTGACAGTCCGATTTTTGTAGTGTCCGCAAGCGGCATTACAGCACCGACATACGACGAAATCCTTGAGTATTTCAAGGACAAGGCAAAGTCAATCTTTGGATCAGACATCAACCTTGACGCTGATACGCAGGACGGACAGTTGCTGGCAATCTTTGCCGCGGCCATCAACGACCTGAACGCTCAAGCCATTTCCGTTTTCAATGCGTACAACCCGAATACGGCTTCTGGTGTTGCGCTTGACTGTGCGGTCAAAACGAACGGTCTCACGCGACAGGACGCCTCCCGTTCTCAGGTTGACTTGAAGCTTGTCGGCGTGGCTGGCACTGTGATCAACAATGGCGTGGCAATTGACTCTTCGGATAATCGATGGCTTCTTCCGACGACGGTTTCTATTCCTCTTTCAGGAGAAGTTGTCGTGACGGCTGAGTCTCAGGAGGTTGGTGCGGTTTCTGCGGGTGCGGGATCGATCACGAAGATAGGCACTCCTACGCTCGGATGGCACAGCGTCACCAATCCTTCTTCTGCGATTGAAGGCGTTGACATTGAGTCTGACGTAGCACTCAGAGAGCGACAGTCTCTTTCGACCATGCAACCGACCGTTGGTCTCTGGGAAGGATTGATCGGTTCAATTGCTCAGCTTGACGACGTTCATTCTGTTGCCGGTAGACACAACGACACGGGCGAGACCTCGATAGACGGCATTCCCGCTCATTCTATTGCCGTCGTCGTTGCCGGTGGCGACGTGAACCAGATCGCGGACACGATCTTTAAGAAAAAGAGTCAGGGCGTGGCAACGCATGGCAGTACGAGCGTCCAGTACCTCGATGCATTCGGGAACATGAACCAGATCAAATTCAGTCGCCCATCAGATGTTCGGGTGTCCGTCAATATGTCGATTAAGCCGACAGATGTCTGGTTGAGTACTGTCGAGGGTGAGATTAAAGAGCGCGTTGTGTCGTACATCAACGGCCTCAGCATCGGCGAGTCGGTCGACCCTGCGAAGGTGGCGACTGTAGCGGTTCTCAAAAACGACTGTACGTTTGATGTTGCCTTCACGCTTGAAAAGCTATTGCTCAATTCTTCGGCGGCTTCTGTGAAGATTGCTTGGAATCAGAAGGCTGTTTGTTCTGTGTCGGACATCAACATCACGGTGGGGTAATGCCATGCCGAATGAAAACGAATACACAGAGCTGATCACGGGGGCGCACAGAGATAAGCCGCGCTTTACGGAGTGGGTTTATCAGCTGACAGAACCCGTTTTGAATGCGCGTCAAGACCTCGCGTACATGATCAAGCAATACGACTTGGATTTGGCAGAGGGTACTCAGCTTGATGCGATTGGCGTGCGCGTGGGCGTTACTCGTCAACTGAAACTACGCATTACAGATGTCTTTTTTGCGTTTGACGACGTGGACGGCATCGGCTTTGACCTTGGCATTTGGAAGACCCCGAGAGATGACACCTACGGCATCACCGAGTTGAGTGATGAGGTCTATCGCGTTCTTCTCAAAGCAAAGATTGCGCTCAACCAGTACGGGGGTAAGAACGAGGCTCTTGATGACCTCTTGCGATTGGTGATGTCGGCCTTTGGGGTTAACTCTGCGCAATGGTCATACGTCGACAACCAGGACATGAGCATTGACATCTATGTCTTCAAGAGGTCTGTTCCTCCGATTGTCTGGGAGATTTTCAGCAAGAAGGTTTTCACGCTCAATCATGCAGGCGTGCAGGAAAGCGTGTGGCCGTCGATCGCGGGGAACTTGGCTACGACAGACGGCGTACTCCTGACGACCGATAACGATGACTTTTTATTTATGGACTTGAAGTAATGGCAAAGAATTATTTGATCCCGTTCGCCAACGGCAAGGACGCGAACATTGCGAGCGAGGCCGAGTGGGAATCCGCCGAGATGGCCTCGACTGTTTCCAAGGGTTTTCAGTCTGGCATTGCGCGATCGGATCGTGTGAACCGAGCAATTGCACAGGGTGCGAGCGCGGGTTTCTCCATCGGTCAGCTTGTGGCTGACTATGCCAGTCAGGATGCGGGCATTGATGCGCAGGCGCTTTATGACGGCTTCAAAAAGGCGTTGGAGCAGGTCGCGAGGTTATCTGTTGTTGACGTGATCTACCCGGTTGGCAGCATCTACTGTTCGACCTCTTCGGTCAACCCGAACCAACTGTTTGGCGTAGGCGTTTGGGAGCGTGTTGGCGCGGGTCGCTGTCTCATTGATGCAGGTGATGGCTTTGCGCCTGGGTCGTGGGGCGGTGCTGATACGTGTCAGTTGACGGCAAACGAATTGCCCGCGCACTCCCATTATGGTTCTACGAACTGGACGGGGAATCATGCTCACACAAGAGGGAGCATGAACATCACTGGTGAAATTGGATGTGACGACCGTGCGGGATCATTGGCAACGGGGGCGTTTTGGACAACTTCGCATAGCCGCTCCAACACAAGTGCTGGCGGTGGCGATGGGGCACCTTGGTACAAATTTAATTTCAGTGCCGATAGGTCATGGACGGGTCAAACTTCATGGAGTGGGGATCACGCGCATGAGGTCTACATCGGCAATACCGGCGGCGGCAATCCGTTCTCTGTCAGGAATCCGTATGTGGCGGTTTACATGTGGAAGCGCGTTTCTTAAGGAGTAGAAATGGCAATTATCAGGGTAAGCGATCTGCCGAAGAAGGAAACGCTGGACGGCACTGACAGGATCGTTGGCTATAGCACGACGGGCGGCACGTCTCTTCTATTTGCTCAGTCGTTCATCGACATCAAAACGGCTGCGGAGACCTCTGCGAGAAACGCAAAGGCTTCTGAAACGTCGGCACAAAGCCAGAACGCTGAAATCACCCAAAAGATCAGCCAGGCAAAAACTGATCTTAGCAACTTGAAGACCGAAGGCGTGAATGCCATCAACTCTGCAAAGAGTGCAGGTGTCAATGAAGTCAACTCGGCTAAGACAACTGCGGTAAGTGCTGTGAACTCCGCGAAGACTTCGGGTGTGGCCGCTGTAAGCGACGCTCAAACGAATGCTGTAACCGCCGTGGCAAACCAGCAAAAAACGTCTGTGGGCGCAGTACAGGCCGCTCAGTCAAGCGCAACTGGTGAGGTCGACAAGGCCAAGGCTAGTGCAGTGAGTGCTGTTAAGAATCAAGAGTCCGCAAGCATTGCGAATCTCAAAGCAAGCGGCGATGTTCTGTTTGTTGGTCGAACGGAACTCGAAACCGCTTTGAAGGAACTGATCGTTGAATTTGGCGGGCAGGTTCCCGCATAAGGAGGAGACGTGAGAACGTTATCTGATTTGAAAGCCGAATACCTGAACGAGGCTCTGTCCTCGCCCGTAGGCGGCTATGTGGTGATGGATCGCAACGGCAAAGTTGCGGCGCACTCCAATAGTGAGTTCGTCCATTGCTTTGTTGATCCGCTCGATCTTGAGGCCGCTCGTGCCGCAGGCTATGAGTGCAAGGACGAAGAGATTGACGGTCGTGTCCTGACGTGGGTGACTGCGAAGGAGCGTCCGGGTGAGCTCTTCCGAAGCGCAGACGGTGGCTACTACGCCGCCGCTTCTCTGCCTGAGAACGACGATGCTTTTGTCACCGAGCGCTATGCGCAGACGGTTCGCTCCGAGCGCAATGCACGCATCAGTGACACGGACTGCTACATCCAGTTGACCGATATGACGGTGCAGAAGGAATCGAAGGTTGCCCGCGAAGCGCTGACCGATGAGGAGCGTGCGGAGGTGATGACGTACCGTGAGGCGTTGAGGGACATGCCCGCGCAGAAGGGCTTCCCGTTCGTCGAGTATCCGACGATGCCTGCGTGCATTGCTTATGAGTGCGGCCAGAAGGCCGAGTCTCGTGCCATGCAGGCATCTACGTACAGGAGGATGTGATGGCAACTATGAAAGATTTTCTGCGGAGCAGCATCATGGCTGGCGGTTCTGTAGCCGCCGCGCCTAGCGGCCAAACCGTTTCGATCAGCGCGAAATCTTCCGTTGGCGAATGGGCGGAAATTTGCAACTTTGTATCGCCAAACAATGGCTATGTGCAGGTTAGGGGCATCAACACGGAGTTAGACGCTGTCTCGACGATCTTTGTCGACTCGGGATATGTGTGTGCCCCGTGGAGCGGATCCGGCCTCGATTTAGGCTACTTCCTGCCTGTGAAGCGTGGCGATACGGTCAATGTTTTCGGTAGCCACTTAAAGAACGTTACCGTCGTTCTTAGGGTTCTGGGGGGGGCTAAAAGCCCTGTGGCACAGCTCTTTTGGAGGGTTGTGCCATGCTTAAGAACCTGCTTAACTCGTGCTTTGACGCCTATCGCGGATCGCATAAGAGTGTCGTCGCAGGGCGCCATATTGCAACTGACATCTCGTTCCCGACAGGGTATGAGAATGTTAACGCAAACACTTACGTTCCTCCGTGCGACGGCGTGTTCGTCATCCAGTGTGAGCCCGCTGAAGGCTACGCCTACTACAACCTTACGGTTCGACGAGATCAACTCGACTGTGGGTTCGTGGGGACTTACGGGCAGACGTGGCCAGTTGTCGAGATACCCTGCCGAAAGGGTGAAACGATTCACTGGTACGCGTGGATTGATGGAGCTGCTCAGAACATCAAGGCGCACATCCGCTTTTACCCATACATCGGGGCGTAGCTTCGTGCTTGGAGGTGCCTATGCGTAAGGACTACCTCCAAGCCCTGGCGAATCTCGCTTCAAGCCGCGCCTTTCCCTCCAGTCAGAAGATCGACATTCCTGTTGTCGCCGATCAATGGTGGAACGTGTACGTAGCACCTGCTGATGGGTTTGTGTACGTCGAAGGTAGTACCGCAAAAGGCGAGCTGAATGCCGCCGTGGCTGAGCTTTCCTCCGTGCTTGGTAGCTACGCATTTAGCACTCACGGTACCGCACGCGCGTCCTTACCTGTGCAAAAGGGGCAGCAAGTGGATATCGCAGCGCGTGGCGAGAACGGAGTCTATGCCTACTTCATCCCTGCGAAAGCAAGTACGTAGCCAATCTAAAAACAAATCAACAACGACTCCCTCGGGTGAAAGCTCGGGGGAGTTTTTTATGAGGAAAAAATGCCCGAAAAAGAAGTGATAAACGAGCTACAGGCGATGGCGGCATCAACGGGCTTCGCGGGCCTGTGCGGTCTGCTGAAGTATCTCGCAATGGTTCAGGAGGGGAGGCCGTTCACGTGGAGGGACTTTTTTCTAAACGGTCTGATCTCTTCGGCCTGTGGTGCCATTTGCTATGAGGTGATGGTTTACGAGGGCTTTCCTCATGGCTTGTGTGGTGCCTTGTCTGGCATGGCCGGATGGGGAGGTACGCAACTCCTCAAGTTGATTGAGGTGGTTGTGCGTAAACGCCTTGGCGTTACCAAGGAGGATTTGAAATGAAAAACTTTTCTGAATATTCGGTGGAGTCCGCAATGGACTTCATCGAGGCGTGGGAGGGCTGTCGCCTGACTGCGTACAAGTGTCCGGCGGGTATCTGGACTATCGGTGTCGGCCATACTGGCCCCGACGTGCATGAGGGCGACGAGATCACCTACGCGCAGAGCCGTGAGCTCCTGCGCAAGGACATCGAGGCCGTGGTCAAGGCCCTTGCGCCGTTCGTGAATGTGCACGTGACTGAGGGCCAGTACGTCGCGCTCGTTAGCCTTGCGTTCAACGTGGGTGCGTCCTATGTCGTGCACAACTGCCCGAGGCTCATGAGGGCCCTCAATGCAGGCGACGTCGAGCAGGCCGCGCATCAGTTCCTCGACATCACGAAGGCGGGCGGCAAGGAGCTTCCGGGGCTCGTCCGCCGCCGCAAGTCCGAAGCGAAGCTTTTCCTTGGGGAGGACTGAGATGGTCTACTTGCGTTGGCTTCTTTCGATGCCTCTGAGCTACCTGATGCTTCTCGTCGGCTTGATCCTCGCGCCCGTTCTTCCGTTCTTCGTGGACAAGGAAACGCACCGTCTGCCGAAATGGCTCGATTGGTTCGCCACTGACGACAACGACGCAGACGGCGACGAGGGCCACTGGCAACGATGGCCGGGGACGGATGCCTGGGCGACGTACAAACGTCGAGTCGCGTGGATGTGGCGCAACACATGCTACGGCTTCGACATCAATGTGCTCGGGGTCGAGGTGCGCTCGAGCGACTCGTGGGAGGTGACTGGCGATGAGAATGCCTCCGACACGAACGGCGTGTCAGGCACGTGCCGCAGGCGTTGCCGCCGCGATGGGAAGCTCATCGCGTTCCAGCTGTACTACATCAAGCACTACAGGTTGCTCGGCAGGCCGTGCTGTGTGCGGATCAACGTGGGTTGGAAGCTGTGGGGATTCCGAGACAAGAAGGCACAGTACGTCGGTATCTACCTGAATCCCGTGAAGGGATGGAAGCTGTGAGCTAGACGCCACAGAAATGAAAAGCCGCTCAGGGGCGGAATCCTGAACGGCTCGTAAGACCCAAAACGCGAAAGGTGTCTATGGGAGATATTTTACCAAATTTGATAGCCGCACTGCGGCTTGGAGAGCTGATGATGGAAGAGGAACTGACGTGGCAGGCTGTCGGGATGTACGTCGTTTTCTTGGCGCTCGGGGGCGTAGCGATTGCGTGGGGAATGGCGAAGGCAGTCAAGGCGTGGCGTGACGCGTTGAAATGATGAGGAAACGAGATGGCTTCTTGGATGAAGGCGGCGGGTTCTGTAGCCGCAGGCGTCGGGATCTTCGTCGCGGGCTACCAGTATGCCGCCGCCCTGTACGGGCAGGACATCGCTGAACTGCGCGAGGACTACGCCACTCGTGCGCAGGCCCTTGAGGCCAAGTATCGTGAGAAGGAGAGAACCTATGCACAGAGCCTGGTTGAAGCGTGGGAGGCGCGCGATGCGGCACTTGCTCGCGCTAGTGACT